TACTTTTACTTCACTCATTATGCTCCGATCAAGGCTTGGATTTCGTCGTCATCTAATCCCAAGTCTTTTAATTTTTGTTTGCCAGATGCTTTTTTATCTATTTTTGCTTGTTCTGCATCTTTCATTTCTTGCTCTACTATTGGTAACATAGCTTCTATATCTTCTTTTGATATTGGAGTTGTTCCATTAATCCAAGTAATTTGATTTATGTCATTTGCATTAATTGTACATTCTGCGTTAGGATTTATTTTTAATATTGCTTTATCAATCATTATCATTATCCTGCTATCTCCATTAAAGTTATTGATGAAACACAACCTTGGTCATCATTTAATCCCCATCTATTAATATATCCGCTTCCAGCAGATGACCTTTTTACTCTTATTTTATAAGTGAGGGTAGAGCTAGATGAGGGTGAATCTAAATATTGTATAAAAGCAACATCATTTTTTCTATCATTATTACTCATACCTCCACCACCTCCCGTAGCAAAACAATCAGATAGATTACCTTGTCCTAAATCATAAATAGAAGAACCTCCTCTATTTAATTCAGCACCAAAACCACCACCATCATCAGTTACAAGTCTACCTAGAAAAACTGTTACTAAAACTTTATTAGATGTTGAAGATGGAGTAATATCTGCAGTTAATCCTGTAACATCTACAAAACTTGTAGATGTAGTTGTAAAAGTATCGTTTTTTGATACTGAAATAACTTGTAAAACTTTTCCAGCACCTTTAATGTGTGAATAATCAACTCTTTTTAATACACCTGCATCGGAAACAAGTAATTCGTCTGTGTCTGCTGGTTCAGCCGCAAGTTCTGTTTGTGCTGAAATAACATCGTTATTTAATTTTGCACCTGTTACTTGGTTTGCTCCTATTTGAGCGGTGCTTATTGTTCCTGAAAGAGCAGCGGTGAGAGTTTCGTTTCCACCATCATTACCTTCAGTTAAAGATATATTTGTACCTGCAACTAATTTACCATTTAAAAAACCAGCTGTTGTATCATTAGAGGATACTTTTACTTTTTCTGTATCAGCACTTCCAAAACCATTTGCTGTCCCATTGTTAGTAATGGTTGCACCTGCTGGAATAGTAATCGTATCGCCTGAATCACCAACCTGTAAAGCTGTTCCTGACTGTGGTATTACTTTATCTACTTCTATTTGACTCATTATATAATTACCAAATTACCTGTTACTGTCACCGTACCAGTTACTGTTACGGGTCCTGCTAAAACTCCTGAGTCAATTGTTTGTGAATCAGAAATTGTTGAAGCATGTGTGTTAATATATGTTGTTGCTGTCATACTTGCAGACGGTGCACGTTTTGCAGGATAAGTACAAAACACAGTTTTAGTTCCTGCTGAAAAATCTACTTTGTTATCTGAATTTGAAGAGGAGATAACGGTAGTTCTTGAAAGTGTATCAGTAGCTGCATCAGTTACTGTTCCAATACCGACCTCAAACTCAGCAGTTCCATCGTGAGATATACAGTAGAACGTACTATTAGTATCACCGATACCAGCAACAAAAGTTTCAAAACCTGTTTCAGCTGTAGCTGATAGGTTTATAGTTCCTGTGCCAGTAGATGTACTCGTCTGTTTAACTCTATCGTTAAGTATAAAAGCCATTTATTAAATCCTTTTATTAAGCGTCGCCTAATCTAATAATAGCGTTTGAAGCATCAGCAGTAGGAAACTGAATTACAAAGTCTCCGTTCGTTGCTGTTTTATTGCCACCAAAATCTAAAACTAGTACAAGCTCGTTTCCGCCTCCAGTTGATTTGTATATTGCAGCTCCTGCAGCAGTCAATGTAACAGATGGAAAAGTTAGATCAGCAAAATCAACGAATGCAGTTGTTGTTCCTGCAACTCCATTGTTTGTTAAATCTTTACCACCAGCTGGATAAGCTGTTCCACTTGGATTGACTTCACCTTGTCCTGTTCCTGATAGGAATACAGTTGAGGCTACGCTGTAGTTACTTATGCTAGTATACAAAGCACACTTGAAAGTATTTCCTCCATTTCCAGAAGTGTCAAAATTAAATGTTCCTTTTAACAAACCAGATTTGAAAGAATTAGGTACTATATTTGCCATGTATTTATCTCCTTATTATGGTGATGGTGATTTTAAAGGAGTACGAATAACACCATCTTGGTATTCGTCCCGGCGTCTACGACCTTGTTGTTCGATCGCGTACGATTGAAGAGCTTTTTGATAAGACTGCATGTAGTATTGTAACATATCTGCAGGTCCTTTCAAGTATCCATATGCTTCTACCAGACAAGCATACAAAAGTAAATCCTGATATTTATTAGATATATAAGTTCCAGAAGTGCTCGCTGCTCCAGATGTTAGAGTATCTGGTTGTTTTACATACGCTAAAGTTATTTCATATGTGCTATCTGGTGTTGGTGCAACCACCCAAAAATTAGCATCCCAGTTTCCATAATACTTTGGAAAACCAGATTGCGTGCTTGGAGTGTCATAATATTCTGCCATGTAACTAGTTTCTTTCTTTTGTAAATATACTTGTTTGTTGTTAGAATCTTTTAATTGAACATATCTAATAAATCTTAAATCAGATGGAATAGTAACATATCTGTTACCAGCTTGTAAGTTTGATGTTGCATAAAATCGGTTGTCGTCAGAGTCAGCTTCTCTGTATATTTTATTTTCAGCATTTTTAATCATTGTGTTAATAACTGAATTAGATAATACAGCGCTATCTACTTCTGTATAATCTCGGATATCATCTTGTAAATTAGCTAAAGTATAAGCCATTACTCTTGATCTCCTTGATGTTTTCTATTTATTTTTTCTGCTTTATCAGATCTTACTTCATAGATCTCAAGATGCTCGTCCTGAGATTTAGGTGTAAATATATTTTTAATCCAATTCCAAATTTTTTTAATCATGGCTGTATTGTGACTGGTCCTCCTGATAGACCAATGCCTCCTCCTTGTTTAAGTCCTGTTGTAGCAGTATTTGTTGCTACAGTAAAATGAAAAAAGTTTGATAGAGTGTAACTTGTTTCCAAAACCAATGGACCAGGTGTTATTTTTCCAAGAGTAATTGTATATCCTTGGGCTCTTTGGATATTTGATCCTTGTATACCATCAAAATCTTTTATATCTGAAAAAGCAAAAACAGAAGTTCCATTTACTCCTGTAACTGGATTGTATGGAGTTCCTGTTCCTGGTGATATAGTTGGTGCTCCTCTAAACACAACTGTTTGTCCTGTGGTCAAACCATGACCAGGTGCAAAAACATTTATCTTACCAGACCCTGCTTGCATAGTTTCAAAAGGATCTTCAGGTAATGAAAATAAAGTGCTAGGCTCAGATCTATCTGATCTTACATTTAATAAAGCAATAGCATCTGCACCATTAGGTTTTGGTTCTAATTGTGGTTGTTTTGGTTCGTATTCTGAAACATGTACAAATGCACCATTCCATTCTCTAACCATTTCTTTGTATGGAAATTCCATACCTGATCTATCAGATATTGCTTTTGCGAATTTACCTGTTGCGTATTTAGACATTAGGCTCCTGGGTAATAAGCTTTTGGTGTAATGTATGTACTAGAAGCTGAACCATCTTCTTGCAATGCTCTTTGAAATTCATCTTCATATAATAATTTCATTTGTTGTGTAAGTTGTGGAGCGTACTTCATTGATAAATAATAAGCTAAACCCGACACCATACATGGAACAAATCTAAATGGTAAATCAGTTGCATTTGTATATGCACCAACATCTTGAATTCTTTTTATAAAATAAAAATGCATATCTTTAGATGCATTAGTTGAGTCTGGTGTTGGATAAACGCTTACACTTACATGATCTATAAATCTTTGTACCCAATATTGATTAGGTGTACCTTTAGCAAGTTTATTTGAAAAACCTGCGTAAGTAGATCTATCAACTTTTGTCATTGGACTATCTGATTGACTTGTTTGAGTTCTATTAGATCTTAATTGTGCTTCAAGAATATCTGAAATTCCATGAACATTAGCAGGAGTTGAAACAGCATTTGTGCCATCACCTGCTGATCTAAAAAATTTATATTCAGCTTGTCCTTCTACTAAATCAAGATTTAATTCACCTATTTCCCAATAGTGAATACCTCTGTTGCCCCATTCCTGAAGCATTATATTTAATGATCGTCTTGAAGTTTTTAATTGATAACCTGAAACATCTTGCATACCAAGACGTTCGAATGCTTCTTCTATTATTTCATCAATAGAAAAAGTTTTATCAAATGTAGTTGTACCCGAGGTAGTGTTAGCCATTTAACCTCCTAGCCAGTATAACCTAAAGTGACTGATCCTGTTCCTGATATTGTAGCATGTACTGTAGTTTCAAATCTTATTCCTTCACCGGGAACAAAGATATCTAAACCTTCCGTTCCAAAGTGTGCTTGAAATAATAAATCACCAGAATTGTCTGCACTG